ACGTTCGACAACCTCGTTGAAAGCTACCCGCAGCTTTATGATGTGGAGAAATATCGCGCGGTCAAGGCCGGTCAGTCAGCGCCGCCGTCTGGCGGCGTGCCGCAGTCTCCGCAGTCGAACCGCATTCGGATCAAGCTCTAATGCCCATCTACGAAGTCGAGCTAAAGAACGGCTAGATTCTGGAAATCGACGCGCCGGAAGGCACGCCGGTTGACGCGATCAAGCAACGCGCCAGGCAATACCAGTATGAGCAGACGAAGGCGGAGCTTGCCAAGCGGCAGGGGCCTGACGTTGATCCGACCGCAGGAATGTCGCGGTATGACAAGTTCATGTCTGGCGTTGGCAAGTCATTCGCAGACACCGGACGCGGCATCGGTCAGCTTTTCGGCATGGTTGACTCTGCTGACGTTGAGCGCGCGCGCCAGCTTGATGACCCGTTGATGAAAGACGGTTGGGGGACTGCCGGCAACATCGCCGGTCAGGCCGCGCAGATTGCCGTCCCGATCCCCGCTGGCGCTGCTGTGAAGACGACTAGCTGGGCAGGAAGGGTCGCGCCGTATGTAGGCGCTGCGACTCGCTCTGGCGTGTTCAGCGGGTTGCAGGGGACGACTGACGGCGAAAGTCGATTGAATAATGCTGCGGCTGGTGCCGCTTGGGGCGTTGGCGGTCAAGCAATCGCCGGAGGCATGGGCGCGCTCGCAAACGGAGCCAAGCGTTCGATTACGCCAGCGGTGCGCGAATCCGTTGACGTGCTGAATCGCGCAGGCGTTCCGTTGCACGCATCTCAGGTTGTCCCGTCAAAGTCCATCAAGACGCTTTCCAGCGCGGCCAGCTATCTACCGCTGTCTGGTGCTGGCAAGGCATCCCAGCGCCAGCAGGAAGCGTTTAACCGTGCAGTTGGGCGCACCTTTGGTGCCGATGCGCCTGCGCTGTCCGATGAGGTCATGGCGGCTGCGAAGGCGCAAATCAGCAGGGAATACCAGAGCGTTTTCAGCACGAAGGCTGTCAATCTTGACAATCAGGCGTTGAGCGAGCTTGCGCGTGTCGAGCAGTCTTTGGCTCGCCGTCTGCCGAAGGATCAGGCAGAAATGGTGAAGGCGAATATCGACAACCTCTTGCAGAACACGCAGAACGGCGTCATGCCGGGCGAGGTCTATCAGGCGTTGCGTGGCGAACTGATGGCCGAAGGTGCGTCCGGCAAGGTGCTGCGAGAGCTTCGCGGGATTCTGGACAATGCCGCATTCCGCTCTGTCGGCGCTCGTGACGCTGCGATCCTGAAGTCCGCCAATGCCAAGTGGGCGAACATGCGGACGGTTGAGAAGTCGTTGCAGCAGGCGCAGGGAGGCGCGGCTGGCAACGTGCGTCCGGCATCGCTGTATCCGCTGGTTCGCAAGGGTGCGACGCCTGAAATGCGCGCGCTTGCAAAGGCCGGGCAGAATGTCCTGAAAGACCCGATCCCGGATAGTGGCACTGCTGGCCGCATGATGACCTACGCGGCACTTGGCGGGCTGGGCGGCGGAATGGCTGCGTCCGGCAACGAGAATGTCTCCGACCTTGGCAAGGGGCTGTTGCTCGGCGCTACCGCAGGCCGCGCACTGAATAGCCCGTTCGCTGCCCGCTATCTGGTCAACGGCGGCGGGCCGATCCTGCAAGGCCTCGCTCGCACCGCCAAGCCGCTTCCGTTCCTCGTGCCCGCGATTGCCAACGCGGAGGAAGGGAATTAACCGACCTTCCGCAGCAGTATGTCGCGCAACTTCCCGTCCGGGACTTTTCGCCATAGGTAATCGGCCAGCCTCCGGCCCGGATACTTGACCAGCCACCAGAATCCAACGCCTACAACTGGCGCTAGTAGCGCCGCCCACTGAGTGGAAGTCATGCCCCTCTACGCCTACAAATGCGGCACCTGTGGCCGCGAGCTTGACCAGTTTAACCGCATTGCCGACCGTCAACACGGCCCGGATTGTTGCGGCGCGGCAATGGCGCAGAAATTGACGGCGTGCATGGTCTAGGTGCCGGGCGGTATCGACGTGAATTACAAGTGCAATATCACCGGCCAAGTCGTTCAGTCCATGCGCCAGCGGCAATACATCATGGACAAGCACGGCATGGTGGACGCCCGCGACCTGAAAACGACGTGGCAGCGCAAGGAAGCCGCGCACAAGGCAGAGCAGGCAGAGCTAAAGGCATTCAACGACAAAATCCCGGAGGCCGTCCGCAAGCAAGCGGCGGCGATGGTGCAGAACCCGCCCTAATGGGCATAACCGAGAGCAGCAAGCATGACTGGTGAAATCGAAGGCCAGGATCACGCACTGGACTTGGCCGATGAGCGCATTGCCGAACTGGACAAAGCGTTTGAGGCCGAAGCCAAGGCGGAACCTGCATAGGACATTGCTAACCCCATCCCCGCCGAGCTTCCCCCGCTGGAAGCGCCGAGCGTGTGGAAACAGCCGTACCGCGATGCGTTCGGCAAGTACGCGGCGAACCCTGAATACCGTGACCTGCTGACCAAGTGGCAGGAGCACTGGAAGGAACAGCAGGGCTACGTCACCCGCAAGGAACAGGAATACGCGGATTACCGCAAGCGGCTCGATCCGCTGTATGAAACGATCAAGCCGTATGAGAGCTATTGGGCGCAGCAGGGCATGGATTCCGTGTCCGGCGTGCGCCAGCTAATCAGCTATGCGGAATAGCTGGCACGCGACCCGCGCGGGACTATCCCGAGGCTGGCGCAGATGTACGGGGTTGACCTGCAATCTCTGGTTGAAGAACAGCCCTACGTTCCGCAGGAGGTCTTGTCACTGCAACAGCAGTTGCAGCAAGTCCAAGGCCAGTTTGAGTACCACCAGCAGCAGTTGATGCAGCAACAGTACGCCCGTCTGAATCAGGAAATCCAAGCATTCCAGACGGCGGTAGACGAACAAGGCAACCCGAAAGCCCCGTACTTCGAGCGCGTGTTTGACTCGATGGTGCGGCTTGCCACTGCCGGTCTCGCCACGTCCATTCAGGAGGCCTACGAAAAGGCCGTTGCCCTGAACCCGGAGATTCAGGCCGAGATTCATGCGCAGAAGCAACAGGCTGAGGCTGTCACTCGCGCCGCCGAAGCGAACAGAGCATTGGAGGCCAGCAGGGGTGTCAAGTCCAAGGGATCGGAGGGCGCACCGCCCATGCGATCCGCACGCGAAGACTACGCCGCCGCACTCGCGGGGCGCTGATAACCAACAAAGGAAACCACAATGCCTGTCAATCTTGGCTAGCTGCAAGCTAGCACCCTCCGCAACCGTCGCAAGGCCGTCGCGGATGCTGTGACCAACCACAACCCGCTGCTCAACCGAATGGACAAGAAGGGTCTCATCCGCGAAGGCTTCGGCGGCGGTCGCTCGTTCCTCGAACCCATCATGTACGGCTCCAACAGCTCGGCGAAGTTCTACAGCGGCTATGAGACGTTCACCCCGGACACCGCGTCCGAGGTCTTGGATGCCTCCGAGTAGCAGATTCGCCAGCTTGGCGCGTTCATCACTTGGAGCGGTCTGGAGAAGATCCAGAACCGGGGCAGCCAGCAGGCCGTTGACCTGATGGCGACCAAGGAAAAGCACGCCATCGCCACCCTGAAGAACATGTTTGCCGCGTCGCTGTATTCGGACGGTACGGCCTACGGTTCCAAGGAGTTCTCGGGCCTGAAGCTGATTTGCGCCAATGACCCGACCGCCGCCGGCACCGTTGGCGGCATTGACCAGGTGGCGAATACTTGGTGGCGCAACAAGTACAGCGCGGCGGCCTCGACCGACAAGACCAACGTCGTTTCCCGCATGAACTCGATGGAGCTTGCGACCAATCGCAATTCCGACTCCACCGATATCATCATCTGCGGCGCGACGATGTGGGGCTACTACGAGGAAGCGTTGCAGCCGTTGCAGCGCATCACCTCGGCCAAGTCGGCGGATGCTGGGTTCACCTCCTACGCTTACAAGAGCAAGGAAGTGTTCTACGACTACAACTGCCCGACCAAGAGCATGTATTTCTTGGATACGGACAGCCTGTCGTTCCGCTACGCCTCGGATCGTTGGTTCGACGTGGGCGACGCCCGCACCGTGACCAACGCCGACTATGACGTTGTGCCGATTTGGGTCGCGGGCAACCTGACCTGTAATGATCGTGCGCGCAACGGCGTGATCCTGGCGTCGTGATGCACCGAGGGGGCGGGGAGACTCGCCCCCTCTTTTCTGGAGTGACCATGCTTCGATTCATCCGTGAGACGCCAGTTGTTAACCTGACAGAAGAGCAGCGCGCCGCGCAGGAGGCATTTGGCAGGCAGTCAACTGATATTGAGGTTGCGATTCACCAAGGTTGCCAGCTTGATGTCGCGCTGACCGAGCAATCGGCCCGCCCGCGATACGTGAATACCCTGATGATTGCCAAGCGCAACGCAGGCGAAAAGGACTACGTGTCCGAACCACTTACCGACGAACACCGCGCGATGTTCCCGCGTGCGTGGGCGTGGTGGCAGGCGCAGGAAAAGCGCCGCGCCGCCGCTTCCGTTGAACTGCTGCCCGGCATCACCCCGGCGGACATTGCAGAGCTTCGGGAGCTGAAGATCACCGATCTAGACCAGCTCGCGGATTGTTCCGACATTCCAGAAGAGCTTGCGGAGTGGCAGGCGATGGCCCGTCGATTCCGCACCCTGTCCAAGCCTCGGATGCGCCTTGTGGACGGCGCTATGGTGGCCGCATGAAACGCACTGTCCTGATCCAAATCGACCCGTACAACTCGATCACCAAGGAAATTGACGATGGCGACCTTGAAAACGATTCTGGACGCCGTGATGGGGGAGAGCGGGTTCCTGATCCCGAGCCAGTACGCGAACAGCACGAACCAGGACGACCTGCAACTGCTGCACCTCGCAAACGCGGCAAGCGATGAAATCCGCGACTACGGACTGGTCTAGCTGCGCGATTCAACGTCCGTCACGCTGACCTCGGCGACCGATTACGCGCTGCCTGCGGACTTCCACGCCTACATCCCGGACACCGCCTATAGCGGCACGTTCCCGGCCAGCCTTCCGACCACGCCGCAGGAATGGGCGCTTGAAACCGCGATTGGAGCGCCGTCCGCTAACTAGAGCGTGCGGTTTCTCGGGGATCGCGTCCACGTCAAAGACCCGGTTCCCGGCGAGACGATCAGCTATGAATACCTATCTTCCTATCCGTGGTCTGCCTCCGGCGTTCCGAAGGAAGTTGCGACCGCAGACACGGACGAATGGCGCTTGGATCGCCGCCTTCTGATTCTCGGCGTCAAGTGGCGGTGGAAGAAAGAAAAGGGGATGGAGGATTGGCAGGTTGACCAGCAGCTTTACCAGCGACACTTGAACATGCTGCGCGGGCGGAACGAGGGCGCGAAAACCCTCATGTTTGGTGAGGCTCGCGGCATCCCGCTTGACCCGTACACGAGGCTTTGGGTGTGAGTGCAACCTCGATCCCGGCACCTGTCGGCGGGTGGAATGCCCGCGACGCACTTGACAAGATGGAAGCCACGGATGCCGTGCGCCTTGTCAACTGGATTCCGCGCGGCACCTTCGTGCAGTCCCGTGGCGGCTACTCGGTCTCGCAATCCGGCCTCGGCGGGCCTGTCGAAACGCTCGCAGCCTATGCGGGGCAATCCAACCTGCTGCTGGCTGCTGCGGATGGCAAGTTTTGGGACGTGACGGTCACCCCGACCACGGTTGCAACGGGCTTTCAGTCCGACCGATGGCAGCAGACGAACCACAGCGGCAAGCTGATCTTCGTCAATGGCGTGGACGCCCCGCAAGTGTTCGACGGCGCGACCATGACCGCTGCCAACTTCAGCGGATCGCCTGGCGACTTCGTTGCGTCAACCATGTGGTCGGTCAACAGCTTCAAAGGCCGCGTGTTCTATTGGGCCTAGAACAAGCAATCCTTCTGGTACGCCACCGCTGGTGCGTATCAGGGCGTGATGGCCAAGTTTGACCTGTCCACGCAGATCACGCGCGGCGGCTACCTCGTGCAGATGGTCACGTGGACGCTTGATAGCGGGTCTGGAATTGACGACCTCGCGGTGTTCATCTTCAGCACGGGCGAGACGTTGGTCTATCAGGGCAGCGACCCCGGCGACGTGAACGATTGGAGCCTGATCGGTCGGTTCCAGATCGGCGAGCCGCTCGGCCCGCGCGCACATGCCAAGACCGCCGGCACTGAAATCATCCTGACCCGCGACGGCTATATCGACCTGTCCGTTGCGCTGAAGGATGGCCGCTACTCTGAAAAGTCTGCCTATTCGGCAAAGATCATCCGCGCGTCGAAGGACGCCCCTGCACGCTATGGCTCGTTCTTTGGCTGGGAGGCAGTGCTGTATCCGGCTGGGCAAATGTTCATCGTGAACGTGCCGATTAGCTCGCATTCGTCAATCCAGCACGTGCGCGACACGTCGCAGGGCGGCTGGTGCGAGTTCAGCGGATGGAACGCCTCCACGTTTTGCGTGTTCCGCAATCGTCTTTACTTCGGCGACGCAAACGGGAATGTCTGCCTCGCCGACGCAGGAACCAGCGACAACGGGGAGCGAATCCAGTCGTGGGGTATTCCTGCGTTCAACGCGTTAGGATCACGCGCGAATCGCAAGCAACTGACCGCCGCCACTGTGGTTAGCAATATCCTGTTGCCTGCGTCCTACGCCTATGACGGGCTGGCAGACTTCAACACCACGCTTCGCACGACGCTGGTTGACGATCCAAGCGCGGCAGGTTCCGAGTGGGACGTCGCCGAGTGGGACGTTGCCGAATGGGACACGGGCGCAGCAGACGATCCGACAACTCGCACGGGGTGGAAGAACTGCCACGCCATCGGGTTTTCCGTGACGGTATCTGTTCGCGTCAACCAACGGGCACAGAGAATCAACTGGTATTCCACCAATATCCGCTACAGGAACGCAGGGGTTAACTAATGTGGAGCGCAGGTAACTACACGCGGACGAATGGTGTTTACACCGGCTCCGTTGTCTGGACGAACGACCTTCAAGCAAGCATCAAGATCGTGGCTGCGCGCCACGACGTGCATGACCAGGACTTGGCCGACGGCATCAACGCCTGCCTGCACAAGGGCGGCTAGAACAGCGCAACGGCTAACATTAGCTGGGGCGGTTTCAAGATCACCTCGCTTGGCGATGGCACCGCTGCGACCGATGCGGCCACCTACGGGCAGACGATCACGGCGGCTAGCTGGGACTTCGCAACTGACGTGCTGACCCTGACCCGTGCGGCGGGCAACATCACGGTTGACCTGACAGGCGCTATCGCGGTCACCGCGATCAAGGCCACTGGCACGCCTTCGTCGTCCACCTACCTGCGCGGCGACGGGCAGTGGGTTGCGGGCGCTGGCGGCGGTGGCACTTGGGGCAGCATCACGGGAACCCTGTCCAATCAAACCGACCTGTAGACCGCGCTTAACGGCAAGGCGGCAAGCTCCCACACGCATACCGTTTCGCAGATCAGCGCGACCGGCACGGCAGACGCCACGACCTACCTGCGAGGCGATGGTACGTGGTCAACCCCGCCTGCTGGCGGCGGCGGCGGCGGCACTGTCACTAGCGTGGCGGTCGCTAATGCCACTGGCATTACGTGGACTGGATCGCCGATTACCGGCGCTGGCACCCTGACCCCTACCCTCAGCGCGAATCTGCAAAGCTGGTCTGGAATCTCTCCGTCGTCCAAGGCTGACTTGGCATCGCCTGTGTTCACTGGCAACCCGACCGCGCCGACACCAGCGACTGGCGACAACGACACGTCGATTGCCACCACGGCCTTTGTCAAGGCGCAGGGCTACACGACCAATACCGGCACCGTGACCAGCGTTGCCGTGTCTGGCGGCACGACGGGCCTGTCCACGTCTGGCGGGCCTGTGACCGGCTCAGGAACGATCACGCTTGCTGGCACGCTGGCGGTCGCCAACGGCGGCACAGGGGCCACGGACGCGGCCACGGCGCGCACGAACCTTGGAGCACTTGCATCGGCGTCCTACACAGCCGCCGATGTGTTGTCCAAGCTGCTGACCGTGGATGGCGCTGCATCCGGTCTCGATGCCGACCTGCTGGACGGCCAGCACGGCTCCTACTACGCGCCTATTGCATCGCCGACCTTCACCGGAACCCCCGTGATGCAGAACGCGGACGGCACGGGCACGACCCGCATCCCGCGAGTATTCGTGCAATCCGGCGATCCTGGC